AAGATCTTTACCGAAGTTACCAAACTCTCCGGCCAGTACATAACTCACGGTGTGGAGATTCTTGAGCGCCTGCCATTCTACCAATTTAAAACGATCAAAATGTGCGAGTATTACGCAAACTCTCGCTACTTAACGAACCGCCTGATTGACGGAGGAAACTATGGCGCCGTCATGGATGCTGCCAACATTGACGATATCGGCCGCGAAAAACCTTTTTATAACATTGTGAACTACCGCGTAACGCTTGCCAAGGTGGCTACCGCCATTCACGTCCGAGATATTCAGATCGTCGGAGACGAGCCGAAGGATTGGGTCAAGGCCATGTTCTTGCAGCGCCAGGCCTACGAATGGATGATGGATCCCGAAGTGAACTTCTCGTACTTCCTCAATAAGGCGACCTACACTCGTCCCAAATACGGCGGTCTTTTGGTAAAGAAAACCGAAACGGAATCAGGGAAGCTTCTTATCGAGGTGGTGGACTGGCGTCTTGTCGTAACCGATCAGGTGGATATTTTAACCGGCGTGATCATTGAGCGTCATTTCATGACGCCGGTGGAACTCTCAAAAATGGGCGGCGCATGGAACCAGCAACAAGTAACTGCGGCTATCAAGGCGGCCGCAAAACTGAAACAGCGCAAGCAGCGAGGATATGAGAAAACAATCTTTAATTCCGAGCGCATCGAAGTGCAGGAAGTGCACGGCGAGTTTCCCATTGCATATTTGAAGGATGCGAACGCCGATCTTACGGACGGCGAGGACACGGATGAAAACGAGGAAATCACCGAAGCCGACAACTGGAATTACTCGCGCCAGCGCTATTTCATCTCAACCGTCGGAAACGAACGCTTCGTATTCCTTGCCGAAGAAGAAAAGGAAAATCCGTATGACTACCTTGCCTGGGAAGAAATGCCCGGTCGCGCTCTTGGAAAAGGCGTTATTGAAGATTGCCAGGAGGCCCAGGTATGGACAAACGACTCGATCATCTCGAAGAAAAATGCCCTTGATCTCGCCGGAAAGGTGGTTTTGACGACCGACGATCCGAACATGCCCGAGAACATCCTCACGGTGGATAACGGCAAGATGTTCAACTTGCAGCAAGGAAAATCATTGAACGTCCTCAAGCTCGATCCGGCAGCCCTCACGGAATTTGACGACCAGGTAAACGTATGGGCGCAGCAGGCGAACTTTGCGACCTCCTCATTCTCGGCAAACCTCGGATCAGGAAACTCAAGCGCGCGCGTATCGGCTGCTCAGACTTCATTCCTCAACCAAATTGCCAACCGTCCCTTTGAATCGCGCCAGGAAGAAATGTCCGTATGGCTTTCCGTCATTTTTGATAAGTGGATCATTCCCTATCTCATCAAACAGATCAGCTCGGGTCATGTCCTCACATCAGAGTTTAACGACGAGGAATTGGCCATCATTGATCATTCCTTCGGTGTAACCAAGGCAAACGAGAAGGTAATCAACCATGTCATCAAGACCGGCAAGGTTCCTTCCCCTGATGAATACTCGGGACTCATTACAACGGAAAAAAGCGCTTTGTACGGTGGCAAGCGCGCCATTGAATTTCCCGAGGACTATTTCGACGACATTGAATGCTCGACTACGGTAAACATCACCGACGAGCAGAAGGATACGACCAAGATGCTTGCGTCCCTCTCGCAGATCCTCCAGGACGTCTCATCGACGTACAATCCCCAGACGGGCAAGTTCATGGTGCTCGAGGATCCGGTGCTCGCCAAGATCTTCGGGAACATCGTGGAATTGTCAGGCTTGGACATCTCGCCTACGAGTCTTGGCATTGACGCATTTGCAAAACCAACGCCTCCCCCTCCACCGGCTCAGAATCCACAGATTGCACCGGTCGCATCTCGCCTTACAAATCCTTTGCAGTTATAGTATTATTAACCTATGGAAACCTACCTCGCACAGTTTTACGAGAATAAGGAATTGCGTGAAGCCGTGCAGGCGTTTCTCATTGATCAACTGGGAAAGCTCGCAGTCACGGAGTCATTTGCCGGAAGGCCGACGCAAGGAATTGTGGAAGCAAAGAAAGCACTTGATAACGCATTTACAGAATTGGCAAAGCTTTACGCAAGGAAGGCTGCGCCAAAGGTCGAAAACCAATCACGATAAATTTTTATGGCAAAATCACCAAGCTACAAATGGAACAAGGGAGCAACGCAGGGAGGACAAGCCTCGTATGCGAATGACGCTATGGACACGGCGAATAGCAACACCTTCAACAAGACAGGTGCGCGTCCGCAGCATCAGGCTCAGCCCCTCGTCAAGATGCCGAGTATGGGCGGATCAGGCGGAGACGCACGAGTGGATGCGGCTACGCGAGGACTTAATCCTGCGCACGCTGACGACATCATCAACGCTCGCCGAGGAAAGCAGTAATCAGTAACCTGATTTGGGGGGTGTGCATCCATCCAACACACTTTAATACGCACCACAAGATGCTGGACGCCCTTCGGGGCCCGACTCCGTTCTTGCTAACCTTTTAAAACCATTTATGGCAAAAAAAGCACTCCTCGACCAAGAAGAGGCGACAAAAGACTTGGACACTGATACCGACGAGGATACCGACGACGGTACGGACGAGGAATCAAACGAGGACTCAAAGAAGAAATCCAAAAAGGCCGACGACTCGAAAGAGGACGACGCCGATGAGGAGGACGACAATGACGAGGATGATTCTGAGGAAACTGAAACTGATGCTGAGAAAATTGCTCGCCTCGAGAAAGCGAACAACAAGTACCAGCGAAAGTTACAGGCAGCGCGCGAAGGCAGAAAATCGTCGAAGTCTACCGACGATGCGACACGGTCATCTGCTCCTTCCGCTTTCGAGATGGACGAGCGCATCTTGCTCGCCGGTGGAATGTCCAAAGAGCTCTTAAAACAGCTCAAGGACGTTGCACGGCTGCGAGGCACCGGCCTTATCGAGGCACAATCCGACCCCCTGTTCGCAGGGATCAAGGATCAGTACGAAAAGGATAAAAAACAGAAAGCAGCAAGTCTCCCTGCGGCAAAGGGCGGCGGCGGATCCAAAGTCAAAAAGACTTTGTCCACTCCCGGCCTTACCAAAGAAGAGCACAAGCGGCTTACTGAGGAAGCTCTCACTTCCTAGAGTTCTTTGAGAAGGAGTACAGCTAAACTTCATATTTTTATATGGGTTTTGCATTTCCTACCAATACCGAAACCAGTACGTCACTGGCGTCGTTTATCCCGAATATTTGGGGTCAGCGTATCAACGACTTCTACAAAGCTAAGCTTACTTGCGCTCCGTTCTTTACCGATCGAAGTGACGAGGTGGAAGAAGGAGGTACGAATCTGTACACTCCAAACTTGACGGAAATGACGGCAAACGCAAAGGTAAACGCAACACAGGTAACGCTTAACGCGCCTACAGAAACAAAGATCACTCTCACCATCAATCAATGGTACGAATGTTCCTTTGCTATCGAAGACGCGCAGGCTGCGCAGGTGAAGCGTTCCTACTCGATCATGGAACGTTACGCAATGAACGCCGGATACTCTATCGCGAGAAATCTCGATACCGCTATCACGTCGCTCTTCAGTACGTTCACCAACTCTGTTGGTTCGTCTACTGTCAATTTGGCAGACTCCGACATCCGAGACGCGATTGCTGCCCTTGAAGCGCTCAATGTAGATACCGAAGAGTGTGCCTTCTTCTTCCATCCAAACACGTTTTGGAAACAGATGCAGGCCATTGATAAGTTCTCATTGGCGATCAACGCACCAGTACAGGACCCGGTTGCGAAGGATCCTAAGGCTTCCCTTTACGGTCGCCCAGTATTCGTCACAACGCAGATCCAGTACGTTTCCGGTACGACAGGACGCTACAACGCGCTTGCTCACCCTGATGCAGTTCACTTTGCCACGTCCCCCCTCGGTGAGGGCGGATCAATGGGCAAGATGGTCGGCTCAGACGGCATCCGCGTGCAATCTAACTACTTCCCTACCTACCTTTCAACGGTTACTACCGCAGACATTCTCTACGGCGTAGTCTTGAACCGTGCGTATGCCGGAGTAGTTATGTTGTCACCAGCGTAAACTTTCGGTGCTAATTATTCACAAATAATAATTGTTTATCGCTCGTTTCCACTTCAAAGCGCGGAAAATGAGCGGTAGCTTTGAAAGCAATTTATGGTCATCACGATATATTGGACAAAAAGTCCTTTCATTGAAATGAACCCTACGATATACAAACTGGTGAGCAGTTATGATATTTTAGGGAATTATCTTGTAATAAGGTCGAAAGGAGAGGGAGTTACCAGTGTTAAGATCCACAATCTCGAATACATATTGTCATTCGACGTCGAGGAATAATTTTATGCCAGACATCTTTAAAGGAATGAATGAAAGAAAAGGAACGGTCGGACCGGCGCGCGGCAAAACCGTCGTAGCCCAGACGTTCACGAAAAAGTCCGAACGCATCGACTCGGAAGGGAATGTCATCGACCCTGAAACGAAGCGCATCATTAAGCCGGCAAGTCAGTTATGAGGGTATATTACATTTCATCCGGCCTTCAAGGCTGCTACGTCGTGCGATGCCTCCTACCGCTCAATGAGAATGGCTGGGACGGTGATCAGACTTCACTTTCCCTTGATGCCAAGACGCCTGAGAATAAGCGAGAAGCGGCCAAGAACGCAGACGTGGTTGTTTTCCATAGACCGGATAATCCTAAAAAGCTAGAGCTTGCGCGCCTGTTGAAAAAGATCAACAAGAAAATCGTCTACGATAATGATGACACATTCAAGGATGACGGCGGAGTAAAATTTAACGACTTCATGGACAAGGAACGCCTTGAAAAAGGATTAAAGAAGATCAATGAAACGCTCGACGCTTTCATCGCCGAAGCCGATCTTGTAACCTGTTCCACGGAATTTTTGCGCCAAGAGTATTTAAAACTCAATCCGAACGTCGTCGTCCTTCCAAACTGCATAGATCCTTTTTATTATGATGAACCATTGCGTAATGAAGACCCCACGGTGATGCGTATTGGTATTGTTGGATCATTAGGAATCACGGCCGACATAGACGTTTTACGGCCGATTGTTGAGCATTTTAAAGATGACAAGCGTGTAAAATTTGTCCTCTTCTCACTTCCGCCTTTGCAGCACGATAAGATCACACGCGAGTTATATTCCGAAGAATATAAGTTTTGGGAATCAATGCCGATCGAATGGCAACCGTTCGTGGACATGCAAAACTACTATGACACGCTCAATAATCTCCGGCTCGACTTGATGATCATTCCGCGCGCCGATACCTATTTCACCCGATGCAAGAGCAACCTTAAGTTCCTTGAGGCATCCATGTTTGAAATTCCGGTTATTGCACAATCATTTCCAACCAAGGATTCTCCTTATGAAGTGAATCCCGAAGACAAAAAGCATTTAATTCTCGCCGCAACGCCTGAGGATTTTATTTCGGAGATTAATTTTTTAATTGATAATCCACCTACTAGAAGAAGGATAGGCTGGGAAGCAAAGAAATACGTGGTCGAAAATTATTCAATAGAAAAGAACGCCCACCTTTGGGAGGAGGCGTATCAGACAATGTATGACCAAGAAAAAGCCAATGTTTCGGATAGGGGATCTGGTAATAAGGTGGAGTAGGCCTAACGAAGGAAGGATAATCCTAGGGGTTATTCGGGATTGTTATCACTTTGTAGATTTTGATTTTGATAACAAGACTTTTTTCTTTAATCCAACTAAGGCAGCATTTGGAATACCGCTTATGGAATTAAATTTTAGAAAGATTGGTAAAATAAAGAATGTAAAGAAATTTAGAAACGACATCACTGAAGTAGTAAAAAAACATAATGAGTCATTTGATTTTGCGAAGCTTACATTGACTCTTAAGAAGCATCCTATAGAATTTAAATAATATGGTCAAAGACATCTACGAAGCAGTAAACATGGAGTACGAAGTAACCGTCGCAGACGCTAAGGGTAATGTTCGCGTCGCCCGGTCGCTCGAGTACGCTCCGCGTGCTGCACCGCTTCCTGAGATGGTCTTCAATGAAATCACTGGCACGGTCGGGCCGCGCATAAGATCAAGTCGCTGATATGAAAGTCAAACTGACAAAACCTCCTAATTGGAAACGCCTTGAAGAAGCCTTTGGCGTCTCATGGGATTCCGGCGTACTCGTAACCTACGGCGACACGATCCACACCAAGTCGCGCGGTGGTGTCTCACCCGATCTCATCATCCACGAAGGAGTCCATGTCAAACAGCAGGAAAGCATCGGTCCCGAGAAATGGTGGGAAAGATATATCGCCGATCCTCAGTTCCGCTTGCAACAGGAAATGGAAGCGTATACTAAGCAATGCAACTACATCCGCGTCGCGTTCAGAAACGATCCATCAAAAGTCCTGCGCCTCTTTAATCACATTTGGCGCTCAATGTCGGACATGTATGGTGGAATGATCACCTACCAGGAAGCAAAAAACGCCCTGCCTATCGAGCCCAATAGGAACCCAACCCTATTTCAGAAAACTTAAGATATCTTAAGTTAATCTTAAGTTTTATATGCCTAAACTACTCATTTCAATTCACATACCCAAGACCGCCGGCACGACCCTAGGATCGCTTCTCAAGCAGAAGTACAAGGATAAGATGCTCTTCGTCTATCCAGCCCTCGTAAACGGCTTCTATTGCTACGGCAGCACGCCCCAGGAAGCCCACGACAAGATTATGTCAGGTCGGGGGGAATCGCTCGCCTTGGTCATGTTTTACGCATTTCAACATGGTATTGAAGCCATCCACGGCCATGTTCCCATTACGGAATTTGAGCCCTTTGAAAACAAGTTTGATATTCAATACATAACCTTTCTTCGGGAACCTGCCGTGCGCGCCTTTTCCAACTACTGCCATTTCCGCATATTTGAAAGCAAAACCTTGACTGATGAAGAGCTCTATTATCAAGGAGGAAATCAGATCTACAAGTTCACAGGCGGCAAATTGGAGAAATTTTGGTATATTGGATCTAGTGAAACGTGGGAGCAAGACCTTGTAAACTTAAAATTACAAGGGAAAAGTATTCCGCTCAATGTCACACCTCGGCATAGTCTAAAGCCGAATTACGATCTTATTACCAAGTATAACCAGCTCGATATGGACATATGGACAAGGTATGTCATCTCATATCGCAGCCAACCGAATTATGGCGAGAAAAAATAATTGTTTGGTTACTTACGACGAAGCCACCAATGTCATTACCTTCCAAGCAAAAAATGCGGAATCAAACCTGTATGGAAAGTACATGAACGCAGTGAGTGGTCCCGAGCTCTTTGAAACACTGAAACAGTTTATCGCCCTAATCAAGAAATAATATGGCACACGAAGCACAACACAAATTCTTTGAAAAAGTGAAAGACGACTACCTCGAGTTCTTCATCGGCACGAAAGTCCTCGACTGCGGAGCATTAAACGTCAATGGATCGTTCCGCGATCTGTTCAGTTCATGCGATTATACCGGTATTGATATTGTTGCCGGCAAAGATGTTGATCATGTCACCAGTGTCCACGATTGGAAAACTAAAAAGCATGACGGTGAAATTCCGCAATGGCCGGTCGGCCATTACGACGTCGTGGTTTCCGGCGAGATGCTTGAGCATTCCGAAACGTGGGAAGAAGACATACAGGACATGATTGACATGCTTCGCCCCGGAGGACTGCTTGCGTTCTCGTGTGCCGGCAAAGACCGTCCCGAGCACGGTACGCGCAAGACCGGCAATGTGTGGGGAACATCGCCTGACTACTACCGCAACCTCGAGAAGCACGACGTAAACCCGTTCTTCGGCCAATTTGAGACGTGCGAGTGCATCGAGAATACCCGGGATCACGACCTCTACTTCTATGGAATCAAAAAGTAACTTCCATATCGTGACGCCGTTCTATCGTCACCAAAACCGAGCACTTCTTCAGAAGAATTTAGAAGGCTTTATATGGCATCCGATCGAGGGAAATTTCCCAAACTTCGGAGATCAAGCATATGCGAAAATCAACCACTTCATCCAAACGGCAGAAATCATTGATGATGATTACTACCAAATACTTAACGACGATGATGCTTTACCGGCTGATTTCATACGAACAACTCGGGAAATTGGCGGAGACATCGTTATCTTCTCCCTCGACCGGGGGCAACGAACTCCTCCCGAGGCACAAGGCATCCACCGACACGAAGCCGGAAAGCTCATAGCCTCACGTGAGAACATGCGGATAGGGGGCATGGGCCTTCAACAAATTAGATTCAAAGGCAGCCTATTTAAAACACTCAGGTGCGCCGATCATCCCTTCGCCGACGGAATGATCGCACAAAGCCTTCGGGATCGAGACGATATAGTATTCGTTCCCGACGTCTTCATTTTATTCAACTATTTAGAACCAGGACGCTATGACAAGAACCATTCAAATTGACAACCCAAAAATCGCGACGATGGTGAAGGAAAAGGATGAACTCGTAAAGAGTGGCATTGCCATTTCCAAGGATATTGAAAAACTCGAGATTAAGATTGAAAAGCAAAATAACATTGAGCGAGAATTTACAAATAAAGTCACACCGGAAATTCAAAAGCTCATTGACGAAGGCGACGCGCTTGAAAAGGAATTGCAGGAGCGCATGACGGTCATGGAAAAACTCGGCGACGAGATCATGAATCAGAAGCTGGCACTTATCCCCAAAGAGCACCTAGATATGCACTATAAGCTCAGAGCCGATAAAGAGAAGCTTGAGCGCGATCGTAACAAGATTGGCTTGAAGATTCAGAAGTACAAGGACAAGTTGGTGCCAGCGCTCCGCAAAATCCTCCCTGACTTACTTACTGAATATGAAGACACCGAAACGGTCCAGGTAAAAAATGGTAAACTGAGCATCACCATATTCTCTCACCTTGAAGAGTGGAAGGAAAAGTTTAACAACCGGAAAGTAAAGGCTGTCACGCAAGCGTCATCTGAGCTCAAGGAAACCGTATCGGAACCCTCAAAATAGAGTTTGGGGCGCAAGGGAACAACCAGAAGCGAATATGCCTATGGTCGCCTAATTTCAGGGCTTTGTCCCCTTGCACCCTCCACTTTATTTCATGCTAGAATAAGCACATATGGAGTTTAGCGATCCAATCAATTATAACGGAATCATCCAGCAGTGTGAGATGAACCTGTTTGGAGACGCGCCTTTTGGATCTATTTCCGACAACCCGGATCGCCTTGCGCTCTTCACGGCGCTCATTAATGCAGCTTACGGACGCTACGCAATCCTCGCGCTCATGGCAGATAACGCATGGCAGTTTGACGATAATAACTATAGCGACTTTCCGATTGCTACGACTGATCTCAATGCCGGCCAGCCGGACTACACGCTTAATAACAATCAGATCATCATTGAGCAGGTGGAAGTGCTTGACCCGACCGGTAAGGTATGGCTTGCGGTTCCCGAAGGCGATGAGCGAAAATTCGCCGAGTACAAGATCTCGGAATCTCAGTATTTCAACAACGTCGCAGCCGTTCCTATTTTCCACATCAAGAAAGGGAACTCAATCCTTTTGATGCCGACCCCATCCTACGGAGTGCCTCAGGGATTGAAAGTGCGCTTCAAGCGCCCGGTCAATTATTTCGTATCGACCGACACTACCAAGATGCCGGGCTTCAACCGTCTCCATCACCTCTACCTGGCCGACTATGCAAGCTACCGCTATGCGTTCATGCGCACGCTTGCCGTGGCCGGCGCCTTCGGACAGGCGGTCCAGGTATGGGAGCAGACTTCGATCCCCCAGTTTTATAACTCCCGTTCGGTCGAGCGTCAGCACATTATGAGATCAATTCAGCGCTCGTCGCGTTAAACTCTATGACCTATCCCGACACTACATGGACAGATCAGGACAAGAGCGCAACGCTCAACGGCTCATTTTTCCTTCTGATCGGCCAAGAATTCTTCCTACAAATTGATAGCTCGCAACATCAGCTATTACTTGATAATATAGGAGGGACGGACTGGACGGATCAGGATAAATCATAAACTCTATGGGAGCACCTTATACACAAAATGAATTGCCGAGCGGACTTAATCTAAAAACTTCCCTTAATGAAGCGGATTTGATTGTCGTCGGCGACAGTGAAAGCTCGGGGCAGGCGGCAGCAATCACGGAAGAAAATCTTGAGGATACAATAGCCGCGAGTGAGAACTTTCACACTGAGCTCATCGACAGCGACTTCGTCACCGAGCTCGCGCAGGATTCGACCTTCGTGGATGCACTTACGGAAAACACTATCTTCCAGGATGCCGTGAACAACTTTATTATCACTGGCGGCGGAGGCGGAGGCGGAGCAGGAGCAGGAAAGCCTATGACGTTTAACTCGCCAGTCACTCCTTCGACAGGAAACCTCGTATCGTATTTCACTGATACGGAAGCTTTTATTTCCATCGGTATTTCATCGCCGACACTTTTACAGATTCAGGGATCGCCTTCGATCAACTGGGTACGCGACATTGCAACCGACTTTTCAGGAGCTACCGGAATTGCCGGCGTCGTTTTATTGCAGAATAAGATCTATGTCTTGGGCAAGAACTCAAGCGGCATTGCATCGGCTGTGTATATGTACAACGCTCTTGACGACACGATTGCAGGTACGCTGATGACGTTCTCAGGTGAGACGCTTGGAGCAACCGGATCCTCAACCATGACGTGCGACGGCTCCAATTTTTACTTTAGCTATGACGCAGGAAACAACAGTGCGGACAACTTGATTGCAAAGTTTACCCTTGCAGCGACAACCTTTACATACGTTTCAACGACGACCATGACCGGAGGAGCAGGATTGTTCACGCCAAACTTTCTCGTCTCGGCCGACGGGGAATATTACGGATTTAACACGAGCGGCAATAAGATTGTCCAGTTTAATTCCGTCGGAGCGGTCCTTGTCACGAGCGGACAACTTGCTTTCGTTTCAAACACACCCCTCGTAAATTACGCGAATACCTTTTACGCCGGTCGCAAGAACAGCGTCACCAACGGATATGAGTACATAAAAATCTATATCGCCGATACTGATAACGGCGCATCCACGATCATTAACGGAAACGCCAACCGAAACTTGATCCCGGGAAATACCGTGGGAATTGCCCCATTTGGAGGAGGTTTTGATTATGCAAATAAATATTCTGTAAGTGCCAGTTTTCCCGATACCGTAGACGAATCAGGCGCAAACCCTTTTCAGACACAATGGCTTGATACGAATAATATCTTTGTCCTTTATCATGTGAACGGTGGAACAGTTCTTAAAGGTGTTGTCGGTACTATTAATCCTTCCACGCGGACGATCTCATGGGGAACGCCGCATATTTACACCAGCACGTTGTATGTGCCGACGATCGACGGAACCAACTCACAGATGTTTTCCCTGTGCAAATTCGTTGCCGACAAAGTAGGGGTATTCTTTGTTCAGACTGCGGCTGAAAATCAGATTGTCCTCGATATTACAACAACGGCCGCACAGGTGATCACTCCCTCAGGAAACCAAAACTTCGGAAGCGCACTTGCAAACCATCTCACAGCGCTTGCGTCCGTTGGGCTTTCGGGTACTGCCGGAGCTATCTTTAAAAATGAAACAAGCTCCCATCTTCCTGCATATATTGCCTTTTCATTCACCGGTACGACGCTTGGAACCGTTGGAACAGCGGTAGCAGGAATTGATCAGACGGCAAACTCATACAAATTAATTGTCTCATCGGTCGCTGGAAATAAGATCACGCTCATTCCTCAGGTTACGAGCGGCGAGCCTATTTACATCCAAACAGCGACGGTCTCAGGAACGACTATTGCAAGCGTAGGAACAGCGATTGATCTTGCGACACCAAGCGGCGGCTCTCAAACATTCAGCGACATAGCATATCTTGCCGATGATAAATTCGCCGTTTCATACAGTGGTGCAGGTCCGAGTGGAATCGCGGATATTGGAACACAATCAGGAGATACTATTTCTATGAGTGGATCGGCATATGACGTTCCTTCGGCAGGCGGCCAACCCGGATCATCCCTTATACTCATTTCTTCATCTTTGGTTGTAGTAACGGGTCAAAACGGATGGTATGCCATTGACGTTTCGGGAGCTACCCCTGCACTCGCATATCTAGTTCAAGGAAGCGGAAGCGCAATCACTATCGTTCCTCAATCATTTATTCAGCTTGCGGGATATTTTGTAGTCCTTAATCTTGTCATTCCAGTGGTAGGCGGCGGAGGAAATATTGATCAGGTTTACATGCAGGGAATGTCATTTACCTATAAGGGAATTTGCCAAACAACTTCATCGCGCGGAACGTCGGCCGGCGTTATGATCATCGGTCAGGACAACAATCAAACCGGCGTTTTCATAGGACAAGACTATGAGCCGGACGGAAACGGAAGTATTCAGCAGGGTGCAGGAAATATGCAGGGTATTGAGGCAACCAGTGTCGTACTATCATAATTTCTTTAACGATCAACTATATGGCAAACACACCCAGCAAAAAAGCACCCTTGGTGCAAAAAGAGTTCTCGCCAGCAGCCCTTCAAGCGCAGATTGACGAGCTTATGGATTTTAAAAACCGAGTGGTCGGCCAGCAGATTCAATACCCCCTTGATAACGCATCGCAGACGATCATTTACAACAATGTACCTCTTTTGGTTTCCAAGACTCCGAACACAAGCGCCACGATCAGCGGTTTCATTACCGTAACGATCAACGGTCGCCAGTATCGCCTACTCATTTATTAATTTATGATTACCATTCCTTCCGCAAAAAAACAGTTCAGCCAGCCAAACAACTCTGATCTCTTCGGCAATATTTTCTATACGAAAAATATCAACCTTGCGGAATCGGGATACATAAAATTAGCAAATCGTTCAGCTCTCTTAAAATCAAACCAGGGCGATGCAAACTTCGGCATTGTTCCTTCATTCGGCCGTGTCAATTCAGGGGGCTTTCTCATTCCAACGCAGGGCAATCCGTATGTCACGGCTATGTCTCAACTGGGGATGTATGTTACGCCCGATAGCAATCCGAATGCACCTAGTGGCCTTGGTTTTACCACGTGGGGACGCTGGTGGAATGGACGCTGGTACGTGGCAGGTCCCTCAAGTATCTTTTCTCGTGATACTTCAAGCAGTCCTTGGATTTCCATTACCGTGCCGGCAAATGCTGTGGATCAGGGAAACTGGGACGCATCCACCAACTCACCAAGCCTTGCATCGGGCATAGGAACGCCGGGATGGTTCTATACCGTGAGTGTAGCCGGTCAAACCAACCTCGACGGTAATTATCCCTGGAATGTCGGCGATATTGCATATTTTAGCGGTCAGCTTGGAATGTGGATCCGCATCTATCCGACCAATAATCTGACGCCGGGAAATATTCATGCTATGGAAGTTTTCAGAAGCCGTGACACTCTCTGCGTTTCGGATGGCAATCAGGTTTACCAGTTTGATACTTCGTTCGCCCAATCGCCGACAACCAACCTACAACTGCAAAGCGATTTCCAAGTATGCGGCATGGCATTCAACGGCACAAATATGGGAATTATTACCCAACTCTCGCCTTCTGTTCAGGGTAAGAATGTGGAATCACAATTTTATATTTGGGATGGTACTGCTTCCTCGGTTAATAACGGCTATCCCATCGCATCCGATCGCGCGATTGCCATTGCCGCTTATAAGGCGTCATGGGTGATCCTCACGCGCAAAGGTCAGCTTCTTGAATATTCAGGAGGCGGTTTTAAACTTCTTGCAACGTTTCCATTTTATTTCAAGGATCAGGTATGGGGGGATTTCCTTAATCAACTTTCCTATGGCGATGCCATTCAGATCAACGGCGATTATATCTACATCAACATAGCTTCAAACCTCAATAACTTCGGGCTGATTCCTCAATCCTACAATCCGCAATTCCCTTCGGGCATCTGGTGCTACGATCCGGCCGTCGGCCTGTATCATAAATATTCCCCTTCGATTTCCCCGGTAAGTGTCTCACAGGTTTTACAATCGAGCGTAAACCTTTCAACAAGCGAGATGACAATTATAAGCGGCACCGTTCCGCCAACTGGAAGCCCAGTGCGTTACACGGATGCCCAAGGATCCCCTATTGGCGGCCTATCAATCAATACCACCTATTACTGCATCAATATATCTTCAACCGTCTTTCAGCTCGCCACAAGCCTTGTAAACGCCCAAAACGGCGTCTTTATCCCACTCACCAGCCAAGGAGGATCAACCTCATCCTTCTGCTTTATTTCCATGCTTGATTATGGCGGTGCGCGAAGCTCGCGGTGCGCCGGTCTTGGTCTTCAAGGCGTAGTAAGCCCCGTCTTTCACGAAGTCATTTACTCCGGCTATTATCTTCCTTCCCAAAGTGCTATTGAAATTCCCTCGCTTTGCATTGACGTGCCGTTTTTCAAGTCAATCGGATATTTCGTTACGGCAAAAATAACCTCGGCTCAGGTGAAGGACAGCTATGAAAAAGTATTTATTAAATTTGACAATTTAGTGGATGACGACCTTATCACGGTCAAAACAAAACTTGCCGACATTCCCGGCCTTCCGATCACCACAAGCGGAAACGGTGCGACATGGACAAGCCCGACCGTGCTCACAACCACGCAGGATATTTCCGATGCCTTTGATTATCTGCAAGCACCCAGTACGTCGCTTGAGTGTGAGATCATTGCAGGCACTGGAGCCGGGCAAATGGCCCAGGTTTCATCAATAACCCTCGCAGGTGGCGTTTATACCGTTACGCTCGCATCGCCTTTTGAGGGAGCAATAAGTGGCCTTCAATGTGATATAAAGCTCGAGAATTGGAAGCAGATCGGAACGGTAACGACTGCCGACGCGGACGGTTACAAAGAGCTGCCTATTGGTTCACCTTCAAAGCAGATTACTGTCAAGGTTATCTTCTTCGGAGCGCCAAACCAGGGTCGAATCGAAGGGGTACAGCTCATTAATTCAACAAATCAGGCTGCGGTCTGATATAATAAATCTATATGGCAGCATCAGCAGCAAGCACAATTTTACCGGGTACGCCCAATATTAATTTCAATAACAACCCGACCGCTCCCACTACCTCGACCCCAGCAGCCGCAGCGCCAGTTTCAAGTGCCGTTACCACTCCCGGTGTCTCGGGAACGCAGCCGACCATTGCCGCTCCTACCGTTGGAAATACACCCGAGCTCTCTATTCCTGCACCTGCGTCAAACAAATACGTCGCCGCTTTCCAGCAGCAATTAAACTCAAAGAACGCTGGCCAACCCGGCTATGTTCCCTTGAACGTGGACGGCGTGTACGGTCCCAAGACACAAGCTGCCGCGCAGTATCAGGCAGTAGCGCCTTCCGTTCCTGCTTATACGACTGACACGACCACCACCAATGCCGAAGGCGACACCGTAAACGGAGTATCCCAGACCGATCTCGCCACCCAGATCCAAAATATTATCGGTGAGCAGGGAACGCTTGGTAATGAAATCAACGGCGTCAATGAAGGACAAGCCGGCGGCGGCGTGGGAACGGCAGCGTATCGAGGAGCCGTAACAAGCGCGGTTAAGGGATTAACGGCGAATAACGCGGCACTCCAAGACCAACTTGATAACCTTCAGAAGTTCTACGACTCAAACCAAACAACCCTTGACGACCAGCAGAAAGAAGACCTGCAAAATACCATCGACGAGCAGAAGACGAATGCGGCAACGCTTACGGCAGCGCAAAAATATGCCTTCCAAGCTGCGGTAAAGGCCGGAGAATCAGAAACTGTCCTAAACGCTATTGCAAACGCAACTACTCCCGAAGAGGTCTATGACGCAGTTCAGGGTACTTCAAAATATACCGGCGTTGCCAGCCCTACCATAGTTTCAATCGGAGAACAGAAACTGAACGCAAGCCGCGGTCCCGACGGCTACGTGGATCCGAACCTTTACCAGCAGGCCTTCAACGACTGGACGGCACATGGATATTCCACTGCTTCCTTTGTTAAAGCTTATCCGCCGGATCAGTATGTTAATCCCGCAAATACCTTCCTACCTGAATATCTGATGCCTACGGCTGCACAGACAAAAACATCCTCAAGCGATAGAACGCTTTAGTGGTGTATACTGAGAATATATGGCACCTCAAGCCCCAGCCGCTCCCACAACACCATCAGGAAATTTCTTCAGTTCTCCTGCTCCTGCTGAACAAGGGAACGGTTTTTTTGAAAGCGCCGTATCAACTCCTCAACCTGCACCAGCCTCTCCGGCAAGTAATGGTTTTTTTAGCTCCTCACCAGCTCCTTCTACTCCTGTCGCCGCAACCAACGAGCAAGGAAGTGGTTTTGGTGTTTTAAAATCATCTGAAAATCCCCCAGCACCGGCAACCGATCTCTTTTCCCCCTTATCCCCCCAATCTCCACAGACTCAAAAAACCACCATTTCCTCAACATTAAAAACTGTAACCAGTAAGCCATATATCCAAATGACGGAAAATCAGGCTGATGCTTTTGGTCACGCTATTACCACCAATGAACGCAATTTAGGTCAAGGTGTTACTTCGCGCCTCGCCGTAGCCAATGCAACACCGATTTCCGAGAAACAAGGAATTTTACCTAAAGCATATTTAGCAGTAAAAAAGATTGCAGCAGACTTGGAAAATCAGGCAACGGAGGGCGTTCATATTGCACCGATTGGCAGTAAGTCTCCCTATCCTGTTTACACGAAAGGCGTCATCGCTGAAAATGCTCCGCAGGTTCAAAGTCTTGTGCAGCAGATACGGGTGCGCAAAGCCGCTGGCCTTGATACTACTCCCCAAGAAACACAGCTCAAAACAATATTGCCCGGTCTTAATTTATCCAAGAAGCAGATTGCCGGTGCGGCTCTAGGGACAGGATTAGATATCGCAACGACCGCAGTGGGAGTTCCTGAATTAGCTGGTGCCATTGACACCGTTAAAGCTGGTCAAACCGTTGCAGGTGCGGCAGCACTCGCAGATGCACTTTCATCAACCAATGATGTTTTTAAAGCAGGTGTTTCAATCAGTGAACTCACACGCGCCCAACAGATTGCATCAGGGGTGGCTCATCTCGCCGAAGGTGCGAGCGTCGGATACGGATATGACGTAGCAAATAATCTGCAATCAGGAAAAACAGGGCCTGCTGCTTTCAAGCCAGGTTTAGGATCAATCATTGGTTCAAGTCTTGGTGCATTACCAGGCGCCATTGATATCGCCGGATCCGCCGCAGATCTTTATAAGGGCATGACTCCTGCCGAACGACAGGCAGGTTTCGTGCGCAATCCTTTGTCCATGTTCGATGATGACACGCAGAACATAGGCAACGTCATTAAGGCAAAGGGCGTCTCCAGGGAAGACTTTATCGCTCAAATGGATGATCCGAGCAATGTGGAAGCGGTAGAAGCATTTAAGGCTGATTTGGCTACTCATGACATGTCTCCTTCCGAGTTTTACGACCGTGCCAATTCTCCGCGCGACATTGCGCCGAAGGTCAAGAACCTTCCCTATACCCAAACGGAATATAACGACTTCCTTGATAAGTTGGGAATAACCGATGAGGAATACAAAAATACCCTTATAAAACAAGGATTTGATGGGGTACAGTTACAGGATGAAAAGCAGCCTGAAACGCTTTTTGAAAGTGAAAAACCAATTTCGGAACCTACCGAAAAAGGTCCTGCTAAAATCACCGCCGACATGCGCGAGGAATTGCGAAATAACGGTTATACCGACGCTGAAATAAAGACGCTTACACCGGAAGATGCAACCGCTCGTATCAAGGAAAACAATCCTGAATTTTTCAATAAGGAATCAGAAGCAGGTGAAAAGGCGCCAAAGTTTCTCCCTGCTGATCAGGAAAAGATTGACCAGCTTGAAGCGCAGCGACAGGTTCAGCAGGAACAGTTACGCGATCATCCGGGCCGACAGCTCACTCCTTTTATTTCCAGGAAGGAAGGTGAGTATGTTGAACTTCCAAAAGAGAGCCCTAAAAATACCGCCGCGCAGAATCTTAAAATTGCCGAACGCCGCGCAAGGGTTTTGAAGGCGTCCGAGACTGCCTTTTCCGGCACGAAATATGCCGATGAATTTGACAACGAGGACCGAATCAAGGAATCCATTGATCAGTATCGCAAAATGCAGGATGATTATAAGGATACGGTAGATCAGATCAAGGAAGCGAAGACAACTGCTCGCGCCGCAAAACTTGCGCAGCAAGACGAGGAAGTGGCAAATAAATTCAATGACAAGCAGGCCGAAAAGGAAAAGGCGCAGACTGAAAAATCTCAGCGTGTCGCAGAGCGCAAGCAGGCATTTGATGAAGGGGTTGCTAAGGCTCGCTCTGAATCAGAACGAAAGGCGGATCTTCGTGCAAAACAAAATGCTGAAATGATCAAGGAAGATAAGCCCCTTGGATTCTTTCAGAAGATCAAGAACAAGCTCTTTCCGCTTGATTATTTGGACAAGGATACTGCTGATGCGTTCCGGCAATGGGACGGCGCACGTAAGCAGGCACCGGTCCTTGCAGAACGCGAAATGGGACAAATTAATGTTCCCCGGGGTGAAGGATTGGATGTTATTCTCAAATATCAGGCAGGAAAAAATACTGTTTTTAATAATAAAATTGAAGAGGTTTTCGACGGCCTCTACAATGAAGCTAAGGAACGCGGCTTTGATCCGGGTTTCCGTGAAAATTACATACCGCAGGTTTACAAGGAATCAAGCGCCCAAATTAAGGAAGTGGTCCGCGATTATCTTGCCGGAAAAGGCATGAGTGCACAGGACATTGACTTGTATCTCGAAGGATCTCCGCGCGCATCACGACCGGCAAGCAGTCTTGGCCTTAACCCGTTCTTCACGAAAGATCGCATTTTCCCCGACTATAAAACAGCTATGGAATGGGGACTTACGCCGCGCTTTACCGATCCCGATCAGCTTGCCGCATATTATCGCGACCAACTTGAAAAGAACATCGCCAACAAGAATCTCCTGGATAAGCTCACGAGCACAGGCAAGCTCATCCCCGAGCAGATTGCGCCTCACGATATGGTCCCGGTTAAGTACCTTCCGCTCGGACAGCGTGGATATTTTGCCAACCCGCGACTGGCGGACATGCTCGACGGAATGTTCAAGGGCGACGAGGAATTATCGCCGCTCGGATCTTTCGCAAAGACGTTCGCCGGAGTATCAAAACTCACCCAGCAGGTAGCCCTTTCGGCAGGCGTTCCTTTCACCGATATTAACTTTTTCAGCATCGGGCAGGTGATCAAGGAATTGACGGCCGGAAACTACAAGGTAATACCCTCTTTTGTACGAGGATTCTTCGGAGTGAATACCGACGCTGTTGTAAAATTCTTCACCGAGAACAGCGAGTACGCCGACAAGCTTGCAAGCACTGGTTTTGATATTGGCAACCGTGTGGGTACTTACGGCGACGTCTACGACAACTGGATGAACAAATTCAGGGAAGCGGTCAATAACGCACGCGCTCCCGGCGGTCTTGGAAAAGGGCAAACCTATAAGGATTTTGCATCGCTTATCGGTGAAGGGTTCAATAAGGTCTTCGCGGAAAAAACATTCGGATCATTCATGCCGCAGATGTATTTGCAATCGTTCAAGGATGATTACTTGTCGCTTCTCAAAAGCGGAATGAGCGATGAGGATGCAACTGCGCTTGCAGGATCAATCACTAAGAAAATGGCCGGCATCACTGAAAGCGTTGGACGATCCCAGCAGACAAAAGACCTTTTGAGCAGCGTACTATTTGCTCCAAAGTTCCGAGAAAGCATGGTCAATGCGCTGTGGAATGCCGGTGCATCAGGCGTGGATTTCGTGAGGAATCTTGGTGGACTGACTGGGGATCTTGATCCCACGTTGCAACGCAGCAGAAAACTCCTTGCCGGTATGGCAATCACATTCGCCGGCTATAACGCGCTCAACTACAAACTGAACGGCCACTTTATGTGGGACAACCCTTCGGGCCACCAGTTTGACCTTCGCATTGCCGGTAAGAACGGAAACATTACCTATGTGCCGTTCATGCCCTCATTCCTGACTGTTGCACGAAACCTTGGGACAGCTGCTTTGTCATACGCGACTGGAAACTTCAAAGCAGGAAATTCGGCCGTGGAATCAAACCTCTCGCAACCCCTTCAAATTACTCTGTCGCTTATTGGAAACTCTGATTATTACGGAGATCCTATTTATAACGCAACCGATACAACCGGCCAAAAACTTAAAAAACTTGCCGCATATACCGGTCTTGAATTGAACCATCCTTACATCAAAGCTGTCGTGAATGAGATCCAAAAGAAGCAGCCGATCGGCGAATTGATAAATAATGCTTTGGAATTGCCTTTGAAATTCAGCAATACCGGCACGGAAAATGAGGAATCATTCTTTAATGAAGTAGATAAACAAACCGCTATCAATGCCAAAGCCGACAATGAAGTGAAGCCGATCTACCAACATATTCAGCAGCTTGTTGCACAAGGTGACAAGCAGCAAGCAGAACAAATCCTTAATAGCCTTTCCGATTCACAATACGCCGCTTACACGCGTGTGAAGGATAGTGATGACACTAAGCTAACTGAAAAAAACGAAGAGGCTATTTTCCCGACCGTCGAACAGGTCCAACGATTGGTCAATGACGGCCAAACGCAACAAGCTCAAACCATAATAAACGGTTTGAGCGATGCGCAGTATAAAGCTTATAAGCTCGCCAAGGCTAAACTTCCAGCTTCTCAGCAATATTAATTCGGCGCGCAGTCTCCCAGCTGACTGCAATCATTGAAAGCGTTGAAGGGACTTTTTGTAGGATCATCTGCATGTTTGATGCTCTCAAAAAGACCAATCAATAAAACCGCTCCGATTATGATTGCGGCAAATGCAAAAGCATAATTTGCGACATGAAAAGAAGTGGGCATTTGAGGTTTTTGTACTGGACCTTCAAAAAATGTCTGTGCTTCCGAATACCTATGTGCAATCATTGTTTTGTCATTTTTAAGATCAAGACACAGAACAGATAATTGTTCCCCTGGTCTTATATTCTTTTTAAACCACTCAAAGGCCTCTGAGGATGAATATACTTTATCCATAAATGTGAGCACAAACTGTTAGCAGTAGTGCTAACAAGATGTTAGCACATTGTTAATAACAGCACAATAACCCTGTGAATAACTTTGTACGATGTGGATATGTGCTAAAATAAATACCATATGCAGACGGCCAAAGCACCACTAATAAAGCACCGCATCAAAGGGCTTATTGATTTAAACAAGAAAACACCCGGCGAGCTTCTGGTCCATATCTTAGAGCTCAAGGATAAGGTGGACGAGCATACCGGCTCAAACCAGGATCTCATGGACAGGATTGATGAGTTTCTGAAAATGCCCGAAAAGATCAAGCCGGTCAAGGGCAAGGATTACATGACGCCCGAAGAGGTGGAGGAAATGAAAAACGGCGTCCTTGAAAAAATCCAAAAGCCTGAAGAAATTGACTATGAAAAAATAAACACGGATCTTGCCCATGAAGTCATGGCGCAGATTCCCAAGCCGAAGGAACCCAAGGATCCTGCTGTCGATTATGAAAAGCTTGCAAAGAAGGTATCCAAGCATATCGAGCTGCCGGAAGACGGCCGCGATGGAAAGGATGGCAAGGACGGATCGCCCGATACCGGCGACCAGATCCTCGACAAGATCGAGGAGCTTGGCGATCCCGAACGCACCGAAGATCCGCGTCGCCTTCATGTGAAATATATTGCAGGCCTTGAAACATTTCCTACAAGGCAGGATGTGGATTTTCAATTATCAACCGCTCGCAATCAGATCAGCTATTTGATAAACAAGGTAGAAAGTCTTTCAAATCAAACAGCCCCCCCAAGCCCGGGCGGAGGATATGCCTATTGCGAGATCCCTAGCGGAACGGTGGACGGTATAAACGCCACCTTTACGCTTGCCCACACACCGGTTGCCCCAGGCACGATGCTCGTGACCCTTGGAGGCATCGTGATGAGCCAGCTTGGCGGATCGCCCGATTATTCCGTTTCAGGAAACACAATTACTTTTACCAGCGCGCCTATAACCGGTACCTTTATTCAGGTATACTATTCTTAATATGAAAAAATATCTTAAACATCTCCTCATCGCGCTGGTAGGAATCGGACTGCTTGCCGCAGGAACCGTCTTTGCGGCCACGGTGGCCCAGGTCCCGCAGGGAGGGACGGGCGTAAGCGGCATCACCGGGATCATATCCGGCAACGGCACTTCTCCGTTCACGCCGGTCACGATCGGCTCGGGACTCACGTTCGACGGCACGACGCTCTCCTCCACGGGAAGCGCACCCGTATATCCCGACACCGACGTTCCGTTCGGGGACGGAACAACCCCGGGAGGAGTCACCGATTCAAGTTTCACCTACGACAACGTTGGAAACATCTTCAACGTCACTTTTGATACTGCCGATACGGGCCTTACCCTTGACGGGGGCAACCAGCTGCTCGACTTCCATTCGGACGGGGATTCCTGGCTGCGGCTGAACGGCGACACGCGCGACTTCCAGCTGGGCGACCTCACGGACGACTGGTACGGGGACTACATCGACGTGAACGACGACCCGTCGGCGCAGACGTTCAAGTTCTACAGCGAGGGAAGTGCAAGATTCACTGTCGACAACGTGAACAACCTGGTGAACATGTCCGCATATCCTTCCACCCGTGATGATTCAGGAACGACGGCTCCGATAAACTTCCTTTACACGGATTCTTCAGGAGATGTTTTGTCAGCACCTGCTTCTGCATTATTTTCAGGAGGCAGATTTCTCATCGGTCAAACATCGGGACTGGTTTCAGCACCTACACCTGGCGTCACGACAGAAACATGGCTCGGAGACGGAGCAGGATTTGGTACGGCAAGTACGAATCAGACTGTCTTCTTAGGGATCAATTCTGGTTTCAATGCAACGAATGCTTATGCAACTGTCGCTATTGGAAACCAAGCGGGTCTTAATGCTACGAATGCGAGCAGCTCTGAATTTATAGGGCAAAACGCTGGTGGAAATGCTACTAATGCTTCCAATTCGGCTTTCTTTGGAAACAGTGCTGGTCTTGGTGCGACAAACGCCGCCAATTCATTATTCCTAGGTTTTCAGGCTGGTAACAATGATACGGTTGATAACACATTAGGTGGCCATTCGATCTTGATTGGTGATGTTACGTCGACGGGCGGATTCCAAAACTCGATTGCATTGGGAACAGGGGCTACGAACACGTCTGCAAATCAGCTCATGATCGGATCAATGTCTAATCCGATTAGCCTAATGACAAATCCAGCTTATCCTAGTACACGAGACGATTCAGGAACGACGGCTCCGATAAACTTCCTTTACACGGATGCGAGCGGGGACATCCTTTCCGCTCCCTGGTCGGCGGCACCGACAGGCGGCTTGATTGGTCAGACATCGGGTATCGTCTCTGGCAGTGCTCCGATTTCAGGTGAAGAGGTGTGGCTGGGACAAGGGGCTGGTTCCTCTGGTGCGACAAACAACAACACGACATTCATGGGATACTTTGCTGGACGCGCCGCCACGAATGCGGCCGACGCAATCTTCATAGGGAGCGCGGCGGGCGACGGCGCGACCAATTCGATAGGATCGATCTTCATCGGGTCGAATTCGGGATTCAACGATGCTTCGACCGGAAGCGGCATCCTGATCGGGACGAACACGAGCACGGGGGGATTTTCTAATTCAATCGCCTTGGGAACAGGTGCTACGAACACAGTGGCTAATCAGTTCCTAGTAGATCCATCATATACCGAAATTTCACTAGGTGCTACAACGGCTCAATTTCTTTCTCAAAGCGGGGTAACTCAGATGGGTGATACCAGCGGAGCCACTGAAATTCAAGTTGACCCTGCAAATCGAGACATTTCTAATTTTGCAAACTACAACGGCACAACATCATCTTTAATTTTTAATTCGGTATACCTTGATGATGGAAGTGTCGGTTACACTGCAATTGGTGATGATTCAGGTGCTAAAAACGGAACATTACTAACTATTAACGACTCCTCGCAAGATTTTTCCGTCGGAGGGACTTATGGCGATTCATCGGTTGGAAATGCAGGCTTGTTTGATGCAAATTTCGCAAATGGAACTGTTTCAGAAGGTGATCTGTATGATTCTGGCAACGGAACGATATTTAAGGTGGATGATCCCGACCAGACATTCAACTTTTACGGCGGTTCAGCCCTAAGCTACACGTTCCCCGACACCTCTCCGACCCAGCCGGGACAGGTATTGCAGGTGACTACAAGCGGAGTGGGTTCTGCTGCGGTCTGGGGCAACGGGCAGCTTCCGCACATCATCTCGTACCCGGTGGGAAGCACCATAACCCTTCCCGACAACGAGCGGACCATAATTCCCAACGGGCTTACGATAACGACCCTCACTATTGATCTGCCAGCGTCCCCGACCGACAACGACCGGGTAGAAATTAAATTTGATAGTGCCGCTCCTGCTATAACTTGGAGTGTCCCTCTCGGTTCTGTAAACGATCCAACAGTATCAGCAACAGCAGGAACACTTATTTCATTGTCTTGGGATGAAGCAGATGATGCCTGGTATTAATTCGCGCGACTGTAGGCGGGCGTAAATAACGCCCCCCTGTCAGTCTTACGAAAAGACTGCACGACCCTTATCAACATAATTTACATTAAAGACATGAAGAAAATTTACTCAACAATCGGATTACTGGCAATCGCACTGGCGGTAGGCGTCGGCGTTGCCCATGCTGCCGGAACTCAGTCATCTTCCCCCATAAAGCACGCAAGCAGGCCTGTCGTGCAGTCGGTAGCTCCCGTGAGCGACACGACGACCACGGCCCTCGTTAACGGCAGTGTCCAGGTGACGGAGGTGAAGACGTTCACGGTGGCCCAGGAAACGGCCATCCTGAACGCCCAGATCGCGCAGCTTCAGAAACAGGCGACGACCATCCAGGCTAAAATAACGGCCGACCAGGCATCCTTGGCCGCACTCTAGTATGAAAGAACACGCTAAAAACATCCTCACGGTCTCCCTGGCGATCATAGTGGCCGCCGTCATCCTGTTCGGCCTGTGGACGCTTCATGAGGACCACCTGAAAACCACGGCGACGTACGACTTCATCTCCCAGCAGCTGGCGAACGCGAAGGCGCAGCAGGCGACCCAGACTGCAAAATAAAACACCATGACACCCGATCAAGTTTCCGCCATCCAAAATACGATCAAAGAAACCGTCAATGGAAAGATTGATCTTTTGACCTTCAAGATAGAATCCCACATTACTGCCGACAACGAGTGGAAAAAGGAAAATGCGACGCAGTGGGGAGAAATGAAAGAATCTGTGAAGCCGGTAATAGATACCTATATGTCTATCAGGAGCTTTGGAAAGGTGGGAGCCTACATTGCCGGTGTGCTTACCGGAATCATGGGACTCCTTCTCATCGTCCTTGAAATTATCAGAAGCCTTAATAAACTCAAGTAACTTATGAAACCGACTCTCGTAGACCTCTCGATCATGAACCTTCCGCAGCTGTACCAGGGCCAGGAGCCGGCGTGCGACGCGTTCGACATCTCAAAGTATGTGATGCTTTTGATTTATATAAAGACCGGAAAGATAACAAACATCTCGCCGCGGTGGATCTATGCAAACTGTGTGCGTCCCGGCATTGTGGGACTCTACACAGCAGATGTCCTTGATTTTGGTATGAAGGTAGGCTTCTGCACTTCAGACCTCATAGACGAGGATATTACGCTGCCTGAGAGCGAATACCGGGTACTTACGGTTACACCTGCCATGACGGCAGCGGCAGCGCAGTACAAGATTGGCGGATTTGTTGCTATCCAGCCTGACCTGGACTCGGTTTATACAGCCCTGGCAGCCTATAAGGCGGTGATTGCCTCGATCCCTGTGGGAAACTTCAATACGCAGCCGGTACAGCCTCCGGTGGGCAACAACAGCCTGGGACTGCACGCCGCGCTCATCTACGGCATGGCGCCGGTGGGAACTGCGGACGAAATCATCCTATGGGACAACTGGTGGGGTATTACTTGGGGCAACCAGGGATACGGCGTATTCCTCTGGTCCCAGTTTCAAAGCGTGATCCAGCAGATCTACGCCATTACCAGCATCATCATCTCACCCATGCAACCAACCGTACAACCATCAACGCTGAGCCTCATTGAGGGATTTGAGCAGTTTTCGGCGTCACCGTATCAGGACGAAGGCGGCGTATGGACGATCGGCTACGGGGCAACCTACGATCTCTCCGGCAATCCGGTGACTGCCAGCACGGCACCGGTTACGCAGGAACAGGCAGCGCAGCTCTTGCAGGTCCAGGTGGTTCCACGTGCCCAGGCCGTAGTGAGTGCAATAAAGGTTCCTCTCAATCAAAACCAATTTGATGCGTGCGTTTCGCTTTGTTACAATATCGGAATTTCCGGTTTTACTAACTCGACCGTAGCGCGCATGTGCAACGCAAATAACTTCTCAGCCGCCGCGCAAGCCTTCCTTATGTGGAAACTGGTGAATGGAAAAGTAAGCGCCGGACTTATGAACAGGCGAGAAAAAGAAATGACCTTGTTTAATACACCTGTCGCGGTATAATCATTTTGTTATCAATTAATTAGCGATTACATTACTTATGTCAAATTCACTTTTAGGATTTCTTCGCGGTCTTGGATACTCATTGCTTTACGCATTGCTGGTATTCATTGCAACCAATATCGGTGCCAGTGGTTTGGTTTCCTTGACGGTATCCGCCCTGATCACAGCCGGATGCGCCGCGCTTGAACACTACCTGACTACGGTAGATCCCGATCTCGGAACGATTGCGCCCCAGTAGCCTTTATTATTCGCCCTTAATTATTTAATTTTACCTATGTCAAAAATTTTAACCGTCGGCACCGATAGCCGATTCGCTGAGTTTAATGGAATGACGTTTCAGCAAGTGAGTGATCTTGCGCAACACTCAAGTAATGCGCGCCTATGCGTTGATTCATATTCTGAACTGTTCGTAGAACAGGATAGTGGTGATAATTCCGCCGATTCCGATACGAATACCGGAGTTGCTACTGATGCCGGTGCATCAGATGAAACTGCCAAGCCGGCAGATGAAAAAACTGATGAAGCGCAAGCTGATTCCACGGACGGCGAAGCTGTTGCGGCTGATTCGGCAGATGAAACTGCCGCTGGACAAATTGCTGCCGAATAACTTAAAATGATTTTGGTACATCGGTACCCTCAGTGTTCTTTCCGGGGATTCATGGAAAAAGTACAAAAATACCTTATTGCAAGGTATTTTTGTTTCCTGTATCATGCGAAAAGCCCCCGGTCAGGAGCTTTCGCAGTAGAGAGGCCGTCAAAGCGGCGTCCCTGGTTTAAAAAATGTGTCTAGCCTGCACAGTGTGGCCCACTGCCGGCATAGCTTACGCCGTAGCCATGGTAGAATCATTACATGGAGAAATTAAAGATAGGATTTTATATCGTGGAAGGAGTGCTAATTTTATTGTTTATTTTCGGAAAATATACCCTGTGGAAATGAAAAAAACCGCTTCACTTCGTGGGCGGTCTTTTGTTCCTTTTTTGCATGGAGTGCGTGCGTGCCAGGAACGCCATAAATAATACAATCATGAGTAGTGATGGAATCATTAGTTTGTGGTTTTACATTTCGTAGCCGAAGTCCTGTTCCACCAATGCGTGAAAATCAGCGATGGGCATATCAAGCTCGTGGGCCGTGAGAAAATCAAGTGCCACATGCTCGGTATCCGTTCCGTCAACGATCGTTACTCCGCAGTCGAGCATCGCACAGCAGAAGGTGACCTTTACGGTTCCTTTCTTCGTGTCGATGTCGCTATCCTGCCAAGTAATGAAGTGCGGCACGAATCCCTTCGCGTGCGCGTGGGAATGAAGCGTCCTGCTGATGCTTAGTTTTGCATCTTCACCATTGATGACGTAGATGTAATACTCGTCTCCAATTGGTCTGTGGTAACTGTTGCACTGCTCGCAGTACATGATTCGAGTAAGCAAATACGTCTGGTTCATAGTCCCCCCGTCTTCCTCGCGGAAGATACAGGCGTGCGGCTAGGTATATGCACCGCACCCTCGGGGAGTTTTGACTAGTAGATTTTAGCATCGGGAGGAATCTCAGGCTTTTCATTGTGTGCCGGCAGCTTCTCCATCGTTTGTTTACAGCATGACGAGCAGGTCCAGCGTATGGCAATAAACTTTTTGTCGGTAGTGAGTCCGATATCTTCGTGGTCCCCATACCGGTTTTCCTTGCAATGCTCGCAATAGAACAGGCTTTTAGCTTTCATTTTAAGGTGCTTTTATTTAATTATATACCAAAAAGGGCTGACCGCGAGATCTGCCCTTAGTTAAGTGACCACTTATAGTTTTCACTTCTCTTTACGGAGGGTTGCCCGGCGTAGTTCCGAGGTACGACTTTATAGTGCATATAAATTTGATATTTGTAAAGTATTATATTGTAATACTGTGGATAACTATGTGTGTAAGGTGTGGTAATAATCGTGGATATCATATGGACGGTTTGGGATATCTACTCATGGTTTATGTGATACTTACTCACTATCAGAAAGTTATCAGATTTGTTAGCACCACTTTTAGTCTTATTTTTCAAAAGTTATGCAGGTTATCCACAGTATATACAGGGCTAATAATAAGGGATTCTTTTAAAAAGTTTAATAATAAGGGATTAATGATTTCGGAGAAATCGTTTTGCCAGAGCCGGAAAAAAGGTAACAACAAGTAGTTTACTTACTGTTACCACTTATCCACAAGAAAATATTTGCACGAATGTTAGCACTTTGTTATCATAATGTATCGGCTATCAAATACTGGTCTATAGGAGACTAAGGCGAATCGGCCGGTTCGCCTAAAAGAACCTACATACTGGTATTTGGTAGCTGAAATTAAAATATGACATTAATTTTCAAACAACGAGAAAAGACGGAAATGGTCGGTATCCGGCTTACGCCCCAAGAGAAGGCAGAAGCTTTAAAAATCGGCTCTAAGCACGGAATTAAAGTGATGTCTACGATTTGCGCGGCACTTGTTCGTTACGCTTTGAAAGCGATCAAGGAAGAAAACAAATGACAATCCGCATCAAAAACGCAACAAGTCGAACCGGTGCTAATATGGAGAAAATTCAGCGTCTTTTGTCTGAGAATGGAGCACAGAAGGTGATGATGGATTACCGGGGCGACGGTACGCTTGAATCAATAACTTTCGCCATGATGATAAATGGAAAACTCGCCGGATTTCGTTTGCCTGCGATGGTAGATAATGTCGCCGAGATAATGTTTGGTGGTGAAGACCGGTGGGGAAGAAAAAAGGATATTAATCAGTCGCATCGAGATAAGGCGTACATCACTGCCTGGGCTAATATACGAGATTGGCTTGATGCTCAAATGGCCCTCGTGCAAACGCGACAGGCAGAGGTTGTACAAATTTTTCTGCCCTACATGGTGATGAAGGATGATCGCACTTTGTACGAGCAGGTTATAAGCGATCCTAAATTCCTTTTGGAAAAATAGTATGAGAAAAATCCCTAAAAAAATGCGCGATGAAATGGCACAAGATCCTTTCTATAAGGTCTGCGTATTTAAGCAATTTAAATTTATCGGAATGGGTCCATTTGAATCATGCGACGGACGCATAGAATGGCACCACAACCTTATTTACGGCGGCCGCCAGGTCAATGAAATCTTTTGCATACTTCCAGTCTGCCATGCACATCACATGGTTGCCGATCGCCGGGACGTAAAAGCATTTCTGAACCGAGTCATGGCAACTCGTGCCACGGAAGAGGATAAGGCAAAATTCCCTCGGATAAGCATTGACTCATTCCTGAAATATCCACTGCCTGCCGACATGAGCGCAATAGGGATTAAATACCCTGCTGAAATGCCTCTATGAAAACACGTAAAGAATTGATGATAGCTTGGATTGAAAAGAATAAGGCGATGAGTATAAAACATGGTGGTCGCCCACTAACATCAGAAGAGGTGATGGCATGCAGAGATATGGCAGAATGGTGGCTCAACGTTATTGATGAGGATCGAAAAGAGAGAATTAATAAAGTTCCTAATTAAAAATTTTTATGAAACAAAGATACTGGGCATTATTTAACAACAAGGGTCAGCTATTGAAATATAAGAGCTTGTTTCTTATTTATTCATCACGAGATGAAGCTCGTGCCCGAGGTGCTGAAGCGGATGATTATCACGCAACACACGAAATAAATATTTCAGTTCCAAAACCTAAAAAGCGTAAATAAAAAATTATGGAAGATCCAAGATACACAGAAGAAAATAGAAAGAAAGCTTGGCTCGCTCGCTGGGTGAAAAACCATACCTGTAAGACTCAAGAATGCAAGAATCCTCGCGCCTTTGGATCCAGTAGATGTACGGAATGTTCGGCCAAGCATAGGCCCTTAATTAACGGAGATATTTCAATAATTTGAGCATGATATAATTTCACTGTCGAAATTATTAGCACTTAATTCATTACTTTATATGGCCAAAAAGAAATGGATCCAAGGTGCGCATCTCAAAAAGGGCGCACTTCACGAAGATCTAGGGGTCCCAGAAGGCGAGAAGATCCCAGTCGAGAAATTGCATAAGGCTGCTCAATCGAAGGACAGCACCATTGCAAAGCGCGCTCGATTCGCCCTGACAGCACGTGGTTTCTCCCACAAGAAAAAAGAGGAGTAAGCGAAAGGGAATACGGCCGGGTTCGAGTCTCGGCTCGCTTCATGGAAACTCAAATGGACAAGCCAAAGCAAAGATTATATTTCTCCGGTGGTGAGCTGTGCCGGAATTGCGGAAAGCATAAGAGTATTTGCGTATGTCCGCGGTCCTCGCTCCACTCCATTGAGAAGGTATTGACCCCGAAACAGGAGAAGTTTCTGCGCAATTATATTCAATCAACGGGCGCAATGTGCGGAAATGGAACCCTATCATACGCCAATGCCTATGGGTATGATCTTGAAAATGCCGATACGACCAGGCAACTTGATGAAAATGGCAAGCAGATCCAAGGAACAAGCCAGCGAGACAAAATGGCAAAGCTTTGCGAAATGTCGGCGTCGCGTATGCTATCAAATGTAATCATTGAGCCGCATATTACCGCGCTTTATATGGAACTTATGGAGGATCACGCGCGCGTTGATCGTGAACTGATGAAGCTGGTCCTCAAGGGTGATATTTCTGCCATCCGCGAATACAACGCGCTCAAGCAGCGCATTACCAAAAAGATTGATCTCACCACCAAAGGTGCGTCAATCGTTCTAACCGACGAACAGCGTGCCAAGCTGGATGCTCTGTTTGAAGAAAAAGTATGACCACACCCACCACAACAGAAAAGAAACTCGTAAAATACGACGGGCATAGAAAATGGCATTACGAAGATTGCAGGTTTATTGCTGAAGACGCTGGCGTATGCAACTGTCCTGCGGGATTGAAGCCAGAAAAATATCCCCTTCCAAAAGATATGACCACAACAGAAGATAAAGAGATGAGATGGATATGTGCTCCATGCGGAATTTCTGCGAATGTTCTCACGTGCCTGAAAAAATACGGAAAAAGACCAAACAAACTATGCTTTACTGTTTCCACTTACACAAAAGGAAAAACATGTGATGTATGTGGCAACATTGATGATTGCACCGAACAGAGAGACTTCTTTTACCCTGATTTTAGTTTATTGAAAAACTATGGAAAATAAAACAACCACAACAGAATCACTGAAACAGTGCAAAAAATGTCTCACCATGAAGCATATTGATTATGGTGATATTTGCAAAAGGTGCCTATCTTCAAATTCAGAATCACTAAGGGAAGAATGGGAAGATAAATTTGTTAGCGATTTTCATGATAAATGGAGTTTTTCAGGAGTCACAGATGCTTTTTGGAAAGGAGAAATGGAAGATAAAACACCTCGTCCTCAACAGGTTTTGGAATGGACGCTGAAAAAAACCGAAAAATTATTCTCAAAACGCCAAGCAGATATAGAGGGATTGATACAAGAGTTTCCGAAAAAGAATGTTATAGATTTATTCCCCGAAGCAAAAGTAACTGTTCCCAGCGTTGATTTGTCCTACCAAGTAACTTTTAAGAATGGGTATAATGAAGCTATTGAAAAAGTCATTCATCATCTAAAATCACTGTTATGATCATAAAAAAAATTGACGGCACAGCTCAAGAAATCCCCTTCACCAGCGACTCAATGGATGTCATTTTGCGCCAATTCGACGACGGCCTTTATAATCCCTATATTTCAAAAACCGATAAAGTTTTCCTTGATATAGGATCAAACGTTGGTTTATTTGCACTCTATGTCTCTCCACAGGCCAGTAAGATAATATGTCTCGAGCCAACACCTGAACATAATGAAAAAGCGGTCCAAATATTGAAAAATAATCATCCCACATTTATTGTTGTTATTGAGGAGGGTGCGCTTTCGGATCATAATGGTGAAGATCTTTTTTATAGAAATCCGCGCAATAGCACAAATAATTCTCTTGATGCTCGAGACAGTACACCGTTTCCAGTTGTATGTTTTACGTTAGCTGGTATTTATAATCGTTTCCATGATATCGATGGAATAGACCACGTAGACTTCTGCAAAATTGATATTGAAGGTAGTGAATGGAAAGCAATTACTGTAGAAACCTTAAAGCCGGTCTTTAATGTCATTGATAAAATCTTCATTGAACTCCACCCCATGACCAAACAGTCTCAAGACGCAATGGCGCCTATCTTTGAAGCCGTCGGCTATAAGGTAGAGCGCGTCGGTAATGATACTTTGTTTTGCCATAAGTAATCTAATCAAACAAAATATATGACGAAAAAATATTTAGTCACTGACTTGAAAAATGAATTTATAGATCACATGAAGGGTATTTACTGGGGTAAGGACGATGTAGGCTATCAGCTTCCGGTGAATGAACAGGCGGTAGAATACTGTGCCCATTGGTGGTCACTGAAACTCCAAGACATTCTCCTTGATAAGATTTCAAGCAAGAGACTAACAAAAAAAGCACTCATAGAGGATCTTGAAAGCCGGATGTTTGTAAACGTCGCCAGGGAAGATCGTGCCGACAGGGGATACAACCAAGGTTTAAGAGAAGCGGTGAGAGTGATAAAATCATACCTATGAAATGGTTTAACCTCAAAAACAACCGATGTCCCGAATGCAACGGCGACTTCACCAAAGGTCTTGATGTAACCGAAGGCGGAACGATCGAGGAAATGGAAGCAGGCGACATGTCCGGCAAGATGTTTATCCACCATTGCGGATTTATGATCACTGAGAAACGCTACAAGGAAATAGTGGAAGCAACCTTAAACAAGATGCGGCCCGGTGATGCTATGCTGAGCATGCGTCTATGATCTCAAAAAAGCTTCTACAACAAGTGATTGACGGCACGCGCGACGAGCGCATCTACCTTTGCGGCAGGGATTTTGGCCTGTTCTTCATGTACTACTTTGTGGACTATATAAAATATTCCTTCGCCGACTTTCACTATGAGATGTTCCAGGATGTGAACGATCTCCTCAGCGGCAAGATCCGGGAAGTGGCATGGCTTGGCTTCCGAGAATCCGCAAAGACGTCAATCGCTAAAGCAGTCATCGCCTATGTCATCTGCTATGAGAAACGTCACTATCCGAACGTGGACGCCTTTGACCGTGAGAATGCCGAGCGCATGCTTTTTGATACGATTGTTGAACTCCAAGGAAACCTGCGCATCAAGGCCGACTTCGGCGAGATGTTCAATGCGCGCCGCAATATGGACGAGGTTCAGCAGAAGCGCGTCACCAACTTCGTAACCAATAACAAGGTGCGTGTTGAAGCCCACTCTACACAGGAATCGGTGCGCGGACGCCTGCACGGCAAGCAGCGCCCTGACATGCTCATTCTCGACGACTTCGAGACCAACAAGACGAAGGACTCAAAAGCCTTCACTGAGCAGATCCAAGGCCATATTGAGGAGTTTATGACCGGTCTTGATTCAAAGGGCTTCATCATCTATCTTGGAAACTACATCACCGAGCACGGCAACGTCCACAAGATTATTGAGCGGTCCAAAAATGATCCGCGCTTGCGCATCCGCATCATCAACATCCTCGACCGAGAAGGATTGCCCACGTGGCCGTCAAAATATTGCCTCACCGATGCGGAAGCCAAAGAGACAGGCAAAGTCTCAATCGAGGACAAGAAACGCCAGCTTGGATCTATTGTGTTCTCTGCCGAGATGATGAACGAGCCGATTGACTCAATCTCACAGAAGTTTAAAAAATCAATGTTCAAATACCGAACACTGGACGAAGTGCTCAAATTAAACACGCGCAAGTTTGCAACGCTCGATACTGCCATGTCAAAAGATGCTCACTCCGACTTTACCGGCCTTGTGAAGAACTATGTGGATAAAGAGAACAAATGGAACCTGATCGGCAAGCAGATGCGCATTTCGCCGGGTCAGCTCATAGATCTGATCTTCCAGCTCCACGACGAGGGCTTCGAGAAGATAGGCATCGAGAAAGGCGTCTATTACGACGTATTAAAGCCGTTCTTCGACGAGGAATGCCGCAAGCGCAACAAGTATCCGTACATTGTCGAATTGAAGCATGGCGGTATAATGAAGGAGTCTCGCGTCGAGGCGCTGGTTGCCCCCTATGAAGCCGGAAGCATTTACCACATTGTCGGAGAAACCGACGAACTGGAATTGCAGCTCTTGAAGTTTCCAAATGGCTTGCATGATGATATTATTGATGCAGAGCAATACCAGTCTCATATTGCGGAAGCACCTTACGAGCAATCGCCTCAAAAGGTAGCAGCCCGGGCAAGGGAAATTCGCCGCAATACTACGACTCAGTCTCGATAAAACCATATGGCAAAATACGCGGAAGCAAACCAAAAAAAGATCTTTACCGAAGTTACCAAACTCTCCGGCCAGTACATAACTCACGGTGTGGAGATTCTTGAGCGCCTGCCATTCTACCAATTTAAAACGATTAAAATGTGCGAGTATTACGCAAACTCTCGCTACTTAACGAACCGCTTGATAGACGGTGGAAACTATGGCGCCGTCATGGATGCTGCCAACATTGACGATATCGGCCGCGAAAAACCTTTTTATAACATCGTGAACTACCGCGTAACGCTTGCCAAGGTGGCTACCGCCATTCACGTCCGGGACATTCAGATCGTCGGAGACGAGCCGAAGGACTGGGTCAAGGCCATGTTCTTGCAGCGCGAGGCCTATGAATGGATGATGGATCCCGAGGTGAACTTCTCGTACTTCCTCAATAAGGCGACCTACACGCGTCCCAAATACGGTGGTCTTCTGGTGAAGAAAACCGAAACAGAATCAGGGAAGCTCCTCATTGAAGTGGTGGATTGGCGTCTTGTCGTAACCGATCAGGTGGATATTTTAACCGGCGTGATCATTGAGCGTCACTTCATGACGCCGGTGGAACTCTCAAAAATGGGCGGCGCATGGAATCAGCAGCAAGTAACTGCGGCTATCAAGGCGGCCGCAAAACTGAAACAGCGCAAGCAGCGAGGATATGAGAAAACAATCTTTAAT